CAGCGGTGATCCCGACCATCACGGTCCAGAACTCCACATCCTGCGAGGAAGGATTGGCAAGGGAGAAATTCGCCGCCCAGTTGCCCGGAGCCCAGTTGAGATTGGAGAGTTGCCCATATTGAGGGATAAAAGAGACCGCCGGCCAGGGCGTTGGAGCGAGGGTCGCGCAGTTGTAATGACCTGAATAGATAGGGAGGGTGGTAGGGTCATAGACCGGGTTCGCCGGGCAATATTGCAGCACGGTCTGGTCTTTGCTATCGGCGATGGTGCCAGGGGTGCCAGGGGTAGGCTTGAGAGAGGGATATAAGGCGGACCACACCTGGACGCCCCCGACCCCGGATAGCTGACTTACGAGGTTCCAGGTGTTCGCGGGGAACCCGGTCTCCCCACCGCCAACCATATACTGCTGGCCCAGAGGGTCAAGCGCGGCCTGGGCGATGGTGCCCGGGGGGAACTGCCAGGAGGGAAGGAAGAGTCCAGTTGGCCCCGGGATTTGGGTGGGCAACGTCCATGTGAATATAAAATACCCGTCGCCGAAACTCCCATCGGGCTCCCACCAGGTGGACGTTTGGACTCCTCCGTAGGGGAAAAAATCAGCATGTGCCGTTTGAACGGTGGCCTCGCCGGGAATATTCATGTCCACCATGAACACCGGATAATCACAGGTGAGCACCTGCGATTGAGTGGCCCATGCTCCCTGGGGATCCGGAAAATACACGTCGTTCGGATGGAGCCCTGTCGACAGGCCCGGGGTGCTCAACTGTGTGAAATTGTTTATCGAACTCCCATAGGCGAATGAAAACCCTTTCTGGGTGACGGCTGCTCCGTTGGATGCCTGGATAGGGACCGGGCGCTGCCAGGAGGGCGGAACATAGCTCCAGGTGACGGTCCCGTCCACGGCCGCAGGGCCGGTGTATTCCCAGATTGCGGTCCCGTCCGTAATAGACGATCCGACGCCCGTTGGGCCAGCAGACGCGGAGATTCCACCCACAGTGCACTGATAGGCGCTGCCACCGTTGATGACCTGATTCCCCACAATATAGGCTGTGGAATCGGACCAGGGAACCCCTCCGGTCGTTGCCACACCGGTGTATTCCCAGGTGACGGTTCCATCAGAAATGGAAGACCCCGTCCCTGCGGGTCCTGCGGCCATTGAGGTGCCCGCCGTCACGCACTGGTATCCCATCGCCCCGTTGATGACCTGGTTGCCCTCTGAATAGGTGGTGGAGGGGGTCCACAGGGATCCCGAGGTGATGCCGGTCGGGCCGTTGCTCGTGGTGCTGCTCACGCCGCCCACAATGGACAAGTAGAGATTGGAACCGTTGAGGATCAGGGTGTTGGCCGGATAGTTCGTGCCGCCTTCCCACTGGGGCGCAGACGGGCTCCCGAGGTATGAATTGGCCAGCTGCATCGACCAGTCCACCACCTTCATCTCGATGGAATAGTCATCGGCCGCCTGCCGATTTTTCAGGGTCGCCGGGTCCACGGTGCCAAGGAACAGCCTGGTGCTATCGGCGTAGAGTTCAAACCAGGGTGGCAGCAGCTCGGCCTTCCCGTTGACATCGGTGGACGCCAGGGAATTCAGGATGAAGGTCCAGATCGAACCGTCCGGATCGCCCACCTTGGTGGTGAGAGTGCCGGGCTTGACCTTGCTGAGATTGCCCTCGCCGTCCACTTCTTGGGTGATTTCGGCCAGTTCGAAAATCTGGCCAGAGACCACCTTCAGGGCGCCCGGGGTGGTGGTGCCCGGATTCTGCCAGAGGTTGCAGGTGATCGCGCGCATCAGAACGTCCCCAGGATCTTGGAGGTGCAGATGGCGCCGCCCCGGAAGGTGACCTGAAGCCCTTTGGCGAACCCTCCGGGTTCTACCCCCGTGGGGCCTTCATGCCAGGACTGGACAACGAACCCGCCGGCCGCCGGGCCGGGGCTCACACTGAATGAAGCTGGCGCGCCGCTCAGGATGGTCATCAGGTCGGTGATGGCCGGCCGATCCCCATTCGCGGTGCCCAGGGTCCAGCCCTCGGTGGAACGATCGTCATAGGCCGACCAGGTCATCGTGAGTTGGGGAATCCACCCCTTCTGCTGCCAGACCTCGGAACCGTCAACCAGCTCTTTTACGGACCCTTTGGGGATCCACTGGATCTGGGGCAGTCCGGCATCCGGCATGGGGAGCCAAAGGGTCGCATTCCGGACGCCCGCGGCGAGCAATCCAATTCGAGGGGTTCCTGGCTGGAAAATCATGATTGAGCCCGTCCGATTCGCTGGGTGCTGGCGTTCACCATCTTGTCGACCCGCCTTTGGCCTTCTGTGGAATCCGCGTAAATGGGACTGTAGATGTGGGTCACGGTGCTGGGAGGCGTTGCGCCGCCGTTCTGCTTGAGGCCCTGGGTGGCGTAGCTGCCGGCCGCGGTGTTCAACCGGCCAACTTGGGCGTTGTGGGCCGCGAGGTTGTAGCCGAGGTTTTGGTGGGCATTCGCCCAGTCGTTGAAGTCATGGACGGGTGCCACGAGTTCCGGGCCTGCCTCACCCATCAGGGCCAAGGTGGGGGTGTCGATCAGGCCGCCGACTGCGAATGCCCCGCCGGTCCCCGAGGCCACCTTGGAGGCTCCAGACGCAGCGGCGATGCTGCCCGTCATGACGGCGATCTCCGCAAGCGCCGCGGCCTCGCCCCCGACCAGGGAAAGGGGAGCCCAACTGGCCCATATTTCAGCGGTGGCCAGGGCTTCAGCCGATCCCATCTGGGCCGCGTTTGCAGTAGACAGCGCCGACCCGAAAGCGGCTCCGGCCGCCGCCGTCATTAGATACTGCGAGGCCATCTTGGCCAGGGCCCCCACGGCAGAGGTTTCGATGCTCTTGCCGAAAGCCTTCACCGCCTGCCCCCCCTTGGCGGTGCCTTCCACGATGGATTCAATGCTGTGCGCCATCCCATCCTGGATCCCGTTCATTGCCTGGAGGGTGGTGGAGCGGAATTCATTGAACATGCCATCGCCCTTGGCGATGAAGTCCCGCATGCCGGCCTCGGCCCCGCCGGCAGCGGTGCCGTCCCAATGCACCTCGACCATGTATTGGAGCGCGGCATGCGCGGACGCCCCACCCTTCGCTGTCTCGGCCTTGAGCCGCTCCTCTATCTGGCCGCGGGACATCTTTCCCTGGATTTCGCTCTGCTGGGCAAGGGACTTCTTGAGCTCTTCGAAGGCCTTTTTATTGGCCTCAGCCTCGGCTGCTTTCGTCGCTGCATCCTCGGCCAGGTGTTCGGCTTTCGCGGTTCGATTCAGGGCGGCGAGCTGATCCAGATAGAGCTTGTGCGCAGCTAGCCGGGCAGCAGCCGCGGCCTCCTGGCCCTCCGGAGTATCCTTCTTCTCGATCTCCGCGTAGATTTTGCGGTAGTTCTCTTTCATCTGGGCCAGGGCCTCGGCCTCGCCCCGTTGCTTCCTCTGCTCGATGGTGGTGGCATCCATCGTCTTCAGGTCTTCGGCGCCCAGGTGGTTCGCCTGCTCCATGAGGTTCAGCCGGGTTTCGATGCCCTTCTTGGCCTCCTCTTCGGCCTTGCGGGCGGCTTCGCGGGCAGCTGTGGCTGCCTTCTTCTGGTCCTCCGCGGCCTTCCTCTTGGCCTCCTTGGCGGCATCGATCTCTTCCTTGGTTTGCGGCTGCGGGCCGGTGTGTGCCCCTCGCATCTGCTCCCGCTGCATCTCCCCGGCGGGGTCCTCCTTTCCATGCTGCAGGGCATATACGGAAGCATCCTCCTCCTTCATGATGTTGGCCAGGTACCCAGGAACCTGCATGAGAGCATCAATCGGGTTTTCGAGCTGATTCCAGCCCCGGATGATGCCGTCGAACATCTGGGCAAACCCAAGGTTGACTCGCCCGAAGGCCAGGTCAAGGCCGCTGGTCTGCTCCGCGATGTCCTTCTTCACCTTGTCCATGGCAATGGACACGTCGCCCGCTTGGCGCTGCATCGCGATCATGCGGGCTATGGCGTTCTGATCGATGCCCTTGCCATACTTTTCAAGAGCATCCTTCCCATCGGCCAAGGTCTCGAAGAACCGGCGCATCTGGGGGATTTCGTTGATCGCTCCCCGGCCCAGCAGTTCCTGGGTGAGGATCAGCTTTTTGTTCTGGTCCGTGCAGGACTCAATGACGGCCAGGGACGCCTTCATGACGTCCACCGGTTTCATCTGCATCAGCGCGGCCTGGGATGCGGCGATCCCATTGGCTATGAACACCTCGCTGTTGGACTTCATGGAACGGGTCACGCCCGTGAGCCAGTCGCCCAGTTGCTCGATGCTGCCCCCCGTCAGCTTCATGGTGGCGTCGAAGATGTTCAGCCGTTCAAGGGATTCCCCGGTCTGGAAGGAGAGCCCCTCAAAGGTGCGTGCCAGTTCATTGGTATGGGCGACAGCCTCGGGGATGGCGCTGATCGCCCCCTTGACCCCCTCCAGGAGCTTGGCGCCGGCCATGGCCCCAATGACAGCCATGGATCCGAAGCCGAGCGCCGCCCTGGAAAACCCGGCGGTCATCTGGTCCGCGGCGCTGGTGGCTTCCTTGGAGGTCGAGACAGCCTTTTCCCTGAACCGATCCAGGACGACCATGGCATCGCCCGCATCGCCAGTGATCACCACCTTCAGTTCATTGGCCACGGTCAATCCTCATCCAGGGTTGGTGCTTCGGGTGGTTTGCCGCCGTTGGCGTATAGCCCCAACGCGGAATGCCAGCAGTTCTGTGCGTGGCGGAGCGCCTTGTGGGACTCCTCCCGGAGGTGGTCCTCCAGGAGGGTCAGGGCGTCATCAAAGGGCATTTGGGCGGCCATTTCCCACCCACCGGCCCGGGAGCTGATTAGTCGGCGGATGGGGAATCGGGCTCCGTGGCCAGGGTCTTCGTCCCGGTCGCGCCGGCCGGATCTGCGGGGGCGTCCGCGAAATAGCCTGGGGTGACGCCCGCAAGCCCCAGCGCATAGCCAAAAAGCTCCATGGCCTCACCGAAGGTCTCGGCGAAGGGGCGGCCGGCGGCGGTCGCTTCCATCTTGGCCAGGTAGGCCGGATCCTTTTCGGCCTGCTCCAACTCATTGTCGTTGGCGCTGAAGATCGCGGATAGCTTGCGAACGGAACGGGCCACCCCGGCGGACCCGAGACGCTCCATGACCATGGGCATGGCCGACGCATCCCCAGCCTTGACCTTGGCGCGGGCCTCCATCATCTGAGCGATGGGGGCGATTAGAGGGAGCGCCATTTCCAGGCGGCGGGTGCTCTGCGTGCTGGTCATGGTCTACTCCACCGGTCCGGTGACGGTGATCGGGATGAAAAAGACCGGGACGCCTTGAGCCGAATTCAGGAACAGATCGCCGCCGCAGGCCAAGGTGCACTTGAGGACGATCTTGTCCTTCTGGCTGTATTTGACGCTGGGCTGGGTCAGGAAATTGACCCGGGGCCAGAGGTAGATGTCGTTCTGGCCGAAGACCGAACTCGGAGTGACGAAAATGGCGACCCACTTCAGGGTGCTGTTGGGGAGAGCCAGGAGGGCGGCCTTGCGCGGGGTGGTCCCAGCAATGGTCACCAGATCGGCGGGCGCGACGCCGAACAGATCAGCCCAGTGCTGGGCGTCCGCATCGTAGATGGTGAAGTCGAGGCCGGCCTCCTTGATGCCGCTCTGGATCTTGTTCGGGACGGAGCCATCGTTGTGCGGGAAGTCCAGCGAGTCAGGGGTGACCTTGAAGTCCAGGCCGTTCTCATCGATGTCACCCCAGGGATTGCCGACCGGGAGCGTGTAAGTGGTGTCCGTCCCGAACAGCAGGGCCAGGAAACCTTCGACGATGGAGGCCTGGGTGGGGGTGGCTCCCCCGGGATTGATGGCCGGGTACGGAAACAGGTAGAGCTTACCGGGAGCGTGGTTTTCGAACGCTTTGTTGCACTGGGCGAAAAGGGCCTGGGTCATCGGGGGGTCTCCTCAAAGGGGGCGGGGTGGGCGGCTACCATTCCGGGCGCCACATGTACAGGAAGCTGAAAATCATGACGGTGCCGGACAGCGGGACTTCGCCCTCGGTGCCGCCCCACTCCTGGGTTCCCCAGGTGGTTTGGGCAACCAGGCGGCCCTGGGTTCCGTCTTCGAGCAGGGCCTTCCGAATCAGGATGGCCATCGGGTCGGTGCTGTCCTCGGCCGGCCGCCCCACCCCGGTATAGTCCACGGCCACCGAATAGACCCGGGTGTGCGGGCGGGTGGAATCCGCTTCCTCGTTGACCGCCTTGTCACCGTGGGAATAGATGCAGATGGCCGGGAGAAGGGCTGGGGGCAGGTCCGTCCGGGGCGAGAGGTAAGAGGCATACCCGGTGGTCTCGAAGATGGCGCCCACCATGGCATACCGGATCAGCTGCTGGACGGTGCTCATGGCGCCCCCAGGAAGGCCCGGGTGACGCTTCCGCCGCCGGAGAGCTGGATGTGCACCACCCGCCAAAGCTGGCTGTTCCAGGTGAGGGTGTCCCGGGTGGGCTGCAGGTCCGGCACGTCCGCAGAGGCGAACCGAAGGGTCCTGGTGCGCCCGGCGGTGACGTTCTCACCCACCACGGTGTCCTCGACGGACGCCACGCCCGGGACGCCAGTAACCCCGGTCCCGGAGGCCAGCGTCACCGGCTCACCAAAGTCCTTGGTCATGCTGCGGGCGTCCTGGGCGAGGTTGGGCATTACTTGATGACCTCGGCGGCCGGGGCAACCGGGACGGGCACGGCCTTGTTCACGCTGAACAGGGTCTTGGCGTCGGAATCGGGGATGTCGACGAGTTCGTCGGGCTCGACGGTCTGCCCGAGGACGATCGTATGGGCGGTGATCTTTACTTGCATGGCGATTCTCCAGGAAGATGAGCGTCAAAAGGAGCGAGGGGGCGGGATCACTCCCACCCCCTCAACCGACTAGCAGAGGGCGTCCAGGGTGGCCGCGAAGCTCTGGATGTGCCGGTAGTTGACGTCCACCAGTTGCGTGGAGATGACCCGGATCAGGCCCTGGGCGGCCAGGGTGTAGGGATCGGTCAGGATGTCCAGGGCGCCCCATTCCGCGATGATCAGTTCGCGCCAGACACCGTAGAGGATGGCGCTGAGAGCCGTCCCGCTTCCCTTGGTGAGGTTGTAGGGAACCTGGTTGGTGACGTAGGCCGGATAGCCGTTGACGTCGCCGATGCCCTTGCTCCCGATGGCGGACTCCCACACGAACCGGGCTCCCGAAGCCTGGGCGACCAGGGTCTGTTTGAGGGCGCCGCGCACCTTGGTGTTGGTGAGGTAGGCCGCGTCCGAGGTATCCACGTTGCCCAAGGCGACCTGGGTTTCCATGGCAACCACGTGGGCGAAGTCCGGGGCCGCTCCATTGGTTCCGAGGGGGACGATGGTCAGCCCGGTGGCATTGGCGATGCCCATGGGCTGGTTGCTGGAACCGGCCCCGAACATGCCGGCCATATCCACCGCCAAGGCGTGGGCCTGGGCCAGATCCTGCATGACGTAGGTGTCGGCGAAGCCAGCGGTCTGAGCGAGCAGCTGCTTGGAATAGGCGCGCTGGGCCATGAGCTGCTTGGGCGTCATGGTGAAGACCTGAAGGGTGGGGTCCCCGTTGGTGACGCCAGGGGCCACCGGATCATCCCCGGTCCACTGGGCTCCAGGGGTGCTGATCTGGCGGGCGAAGGGGATGTTCCCAACGCAGCCGGGGAGGAAGGTGCAGCCAGCCCTTCGCAGCGCCAGGGCCGCGTAGAGGAACTCGATGAAGGTCACCGGCTCCTGGGAGATCAGGCCGGAGGCCGTCGCCTGGACCGTGGCATCCAGGGCGCGCTTCATGCCCAGGTTGGTGGGTACGTAGATGCCCTTGGCTTCCCGGCCCAGGGTCTTCTGGATGTCCTGGGACACCTCACGCTCGAAGCAGTTGATGCCCGTGGCCTGGGCCATGATCGCCCGGGCGATGGAGTAGGACTTCTGCTCCTTCTCGGAGAACTGCACCGCGGCGGCCGGGGTGGAAAAGGGGTTGCCGCTGCGCTCCACCAGCTTGTCGGTGATGATCTTGCGGACGGCATCCCCGCTCAGGCCCCGGCCCAGGGCCTCCCGGACTTCCTTGTCCAGGCCCAGGCGCGCGCCGGCGCCCTGGAGTTCCAGCGCCTCGTTCATGGCGTTGGCGCGGATTTCGTCGGGGGTCTGGGTGGTGGCCTGGTTGGCCGCATCCTTGGGTTCCATCTCGGAACTCCTTATGAGATTGGCCGGGTGGCCGTTGGTGTTGAGATCCCTGGCCCCGGGCGTTCCGGGGTCCTGGGGGTTGGGGTCGAAGTTGCGGCCTACGCCGACACGGTCATCAGCCGGAATGGCGACCAGAGAGGCCTCCATGGGCGTCCAGGATGTGATCCGGACCTGGTCCGGGGCATCTCCGACTCCCTTGGTGACCTGGTAGTCGTTGATGCGGTAGCCGACGCTGATCTTGGAGCGAATCCCATCCTGAACATCGTTGAAGACGTCCTGCCCCTGCTGGGAGCGGGAGAAGTGGATGTCGCCCCGCATGATCCGGTCCGCGTCAAGTGTCACGTTTTCCAGGGCCCCGATGTGCTGATCCGGATCATGGCCTAGCAGGGCGGCCGCGCCGTTCTGCATCCGGGACATGTCCACTTCGCCGGGGTTGTGGCCCAGGGTTTCCACCCCGAACCAGCGCTCCACCGGGGTCTCGGAGGAGATGGCCACCCGGACCGTCCGGGCTTCGGTATTGACCGCGGCCCGGTCCAGGGCGACCGTCCGATACTGGATACCCTTGATCGACCTACTTTCCATCGGTGCCCTCCTTGGGGGGATTGGTGTCCTCGCCGTCATTGTTCACGCCCGGTTCGCCCTCGGTCTCGCCATCGTTCTTGCCGGCCGGGGCCGGGGCCTGGATCAGGGGGCCCACCCGGAGGTTCAGGGCATCAATGAGGTCCTGCTCGTCCTTGAGTTCGTAGGCGACGTCCTCCCAGTCCAGGCCCTTCTTGGCCAGCACCTTGGTCCGGGTGTTCACGGCGCCCGCGATGGATTCCAGGTCTGCGGCGCTGTCCGCCCGGGGGTCAACCCAGTCCCAGCCACGGGGGTGGAACTGGTGGGCGCTGAACTGTTCCAGGGTCACTCCTGCGGGGAGCTTGAGGACCCCGGAGAGCCACGCGCCCAGCATGAATTCCGCGTGGGCCCGATCGCACAAGGTCTGGATGAGGCGGATCTGCTGTTCCTGGAAACTCTCGTGCTGGCTGATCGTGCCCTGCCGGATGGAGCTGAAGGAAACGCTGGTCAGGTCCCCCGCCAGCTCGTGGTAGGCGACGCCCAGGCCAGAGGCGATGCCCTTGAGCATGGACTTGCTGAAGGCCTCGAAGGCCGTGCTGGGGTGCTTGACGTCCGGGAACTCCACCTCGATGCCAGCGGGGATGCCCATGTAGGCGATCCCGGTGGAATTCCCGCCCAGGTTCTGGGCGGCCATGATGGGGTCCACCAAGGCATTGCGCTCCAGCCGGTCATCATCGTCGCCGTGTTCGTCAATGGCGCCGTTGGGGCTCTTGAGGATGCCGGGCCGCTCACTCTCATGGCGGGCGCAGGCGACCTCGGCTTCCCAGTAGTGGCCCAGCATGGAGAGGATATACATGACGCTGGCGCAGGCCGGAACGCCACGGGACTGGATGGCGCGGTCCGGATCCAGCCCGTGGATGATCTGGTCCGCCGGGATGATGATCTTCGCGCCGTAGGCCCAGCCGCCCACCATGCCGTTGCGGATCAGCTTCGGGTCCGTGAAGTGGTACGCCACGGGCTTGCCGTAGGTGTCCATCTCGATGCCCATAACGATCGGGTTGATCCCGGGCGAGCCGGCCCGGCTGTACGTGTGGTCCAGGAGGTCCGCATCCAGAAACGCAAGGGAGAACCCGAATTTGTTGGGCGCGCCCCGGACGATCCGGATGAACACCTCCCCATCCAGGGCCAGTGTCCGCACGAAGAGGCGGCACACGTCCTGAAAGGAATACCGGCCGCTCATATCGCAGTTGCCGGGCTTGCACCATTCCTGCCATGCGGCTTCGATCTTGGTGACGTAGGGATCCCGGAGCACGCCCTTGTTCTTCGACTTGAACAGGCTCTGCATGGTGACGCCGTTCGGGCCCACCACGTTGTTGCCAAGGAGCCGGAGGTAGTGCCTCATGAACGGGTTGTTGTTGGCCAGGCGCCTGGAGTTGGCCCGGAGGGCCAGGGCATCGCGGCGGATTTCCTCATCCTTGGACCGCATGGCCATCAGGAACCCGCCGCCGTACATCGTGGCGCCGGTGTAGAAGGCGCCGATGCCCGGGCCCACGGCTCGCTTGGCCTTGACCGGGGCCTCGAAGGTGGTCACGCCCAGGGGAGCCTGGCGCTTGGGTTCGAAGGTGGCTCCGGCACTGAAGGACACGGACGCCCGGGTTTCGGGCCCGGTGAAGGCGGAGCGGACGCGGGAAAGGAGGCTCATAGTGGGTTGAACCTCACAGGGACATGGGTGAAGAACGACTTGCCCCGCTGGCGCCCGACCACCCCGGCGTAGTAGGCCCGGAGCCGCATCAGTTCGGCATGGTCCATGTGCTTGGCCTCGATGCCGTTGTCCAGCTTGTATTCCGTGATGGACTCGCTCAGCCGGCCCTCGAGCACGGCGGTGATGGCGGCCAGGCACTTTTCGGCATGGGTCCGGGGGTCGTAACCGGGCGGGGGAGCCGCGGGGTTGATCCCAACCCGGAGTTCCCCGCGGTCGAGGGTCTGGCGCTGGGTTCCATCCGCGCTCTGCACGATGAGGGTCCAGTGGTATTCGCCAGGGGTCCACGCGGCTGTCTGGGCCGGGGTCTGGGCCAGGACAAAGCAGCTGTTCCCGTCAGCCATGGCCACCAGGACCACGGGCGCCGTCCCAGGGGCCGCGCCCACCAGGAACAGATACATGGTCAGGGTCCAACCGGGCCCGGCGGGATACTGGGATCGAAGGTCAATCGGATCCCAGGAGAAGCTGTCCCCGGCCTGGATCTTCTTTGGCAATCTGATCCACTTATCGTCCATGGGTCCAACTTTCAGACCTGGGCGGCCGAGGACTGTTGCTCTCGCATAGCAACGCCCCAAACGAACACCGCCCGCGGGAGGCGGGCGGCGGGGTGCGGGGGCGCAGGTGGGCCTATGGGGGGGGATCCTTGGCATCGCAGAAGTCAGGGACGGTGCAGCCCTTTCCTTGCAGGAAGCCCAGGAGGTGGGCATGGGACCGTTCGACAGCGCCGACCTGAAGCTGCAACTTGCCGATTTCCTTGAAGGCCGCTTCGATCTTCGCCACCACCATCGTTTGCAGGAGCTGCTCTACCTGGAGCAGCTGGGCCTTCTGATCCTGCTCGCGCTGCTCATCCTGCCGCTGGCGGTCCTGATCCCGGGCCCGGCGATCAGCTTTGAGGGTGGCCCAGATCGAAACCACGCTGGTGACGATCAGGCCAAGGATGCTGATGAAAATGCCGAGGGGGCTCACGCGTTAGGCCTGGGGGAGGAGAGAGCGCACAGGCGCGGCGGGGATGGTGACGATTTCGGGCGCGGAGGGGAACGGCGCAGGAACAGGGACCGGATCCACCGCGGCGGCGACCTTCAAGGCATCGGCCGCGACCTGGGCGTCGATCCGAGCCTCCAGCGCCTTGATCTGTTTCACCAGGGCCGCGATATCGCTCTGGACGTCCAGCTTGATGCTGGTGTAGATCCCCTCAAGGTCGCAGGTGGCCAGTTCCAGCAAGGCCTTGGCCCGCTTCTCCTCGGCGGCGACCGCCGCGGCTCGGGCGGCGAACCACGCCTTGATGGGCGGCCAGAAGTGGACGGCCAGGGCCACTGCCAGGCAGATGAAGGCCCACACGATGTGGGTTAGGTGGGTGGTGACGATGTCAGGCATGCAGACCTCCTTGGGTCAGAAGCGCCACAGGGCGGTGCCCTGGGCTTCGATGGTGGTGTTGCCGTTCCCGATGGGCCTACGGACCAAGGCCACGGCCACCCGGAAGGGGCCAAGGTCCCGCTCGGCGGCCGGTCCAAGGGTGCCGTTGCTGCCGTAGGTGATGCCCGCGGCCCAGGGCCTCACAGTGCTCTGCAGGGCGCCCACCACCACCCGGAGGCCGGCCGCCTCCTGCCGGTAGCTGTCGGCGGACTGCTGGAAGGCGGCGGCCTCATCGGTCTTGGTGGCCAGCAGGGCCTGGGTGCTGGCCAGGACCGTCTTGGTGTCGGCCAGGTCCCGGGCCAGGTCATCGATCAGCTTGCGGTCCGGTGCCACCTCTGCCAGGGACGGAGCAGCATCTGCCACAAGGCCAGGAACAGGTTTGGCTCCGGGGGCAGGTTGAACAGGACGGGAATGGAACTTGGCCACTGGCGCCCAGTCCTGATCCACTGCGGCATCGTCTCCCTTGAGCGGCGCGGTGTCTTTGACAACCTGGTCCTGCTGGTCCTTCGCTTTCGTGCCATCAGCCGCCCCCTTGGCGTAGCCCTTTGCCCCGGTCTGGTCATCCTTTGCCGCCTGGGCCATGCCGGCGGTGACCTGGTGCTGGACGTGCCGGGCCCGCGCGGCGTAGCCGATCCAGAGGCAGACGGCGGCCAGGATTGCGATGCCGATCAGCGTGAGATGGGACTTGATCCAGGTCATGGCCTACTCAGCCTTCTTGGCGAGCAGGACCTGCTTGGTGCTCAGTGCGTGGATCTGGTTCTTCAGACCGTTTCCGGGCATCACCAGGGTGGTCTCCGCCTCGAGGCAGCAAAAGTTCTCATCGCCGGAGATGGATTTGACCTCCAACTCCAAAGTGACAATGTCACCGGCCTTGATGAGGGTTCCGTTCTTGTCGTGGCTCATGAATTCCTCCTAGTCCCCGTTGGGACCGCTTTGCTTGTGATAGGCCACGCCGGCGAGACCCGCCACGGAGCCCGAGATGATGCCGAGGGCGCCCACTAGGCCGCCGTCAACGTGCTGGTCAAGACAGGCTTGGTACCAGACCGCGAGGGTCAGGACCGTAAGGCAGAAACAAAGCGTGCAGCCCGCGATCCACATCAGGGCCCGGCGAACTTCCTCCGGCTGGTCCGTTCGGATCAGCCTCTGGAAAAGGCTCATGCTCTTCTGCTCCAACTGGCCAATACGGCCAGTCGTAGGGGTGCTCTCCGTAGGGGTCGCCGGGATCAAACATGGCTCAGGCGGCATCGGGAATTTCCTCGGCCCGCTTCTCCCACCCGTTCAGGAACTTCCCTTCTCTGGGATGGGCCTGGGCCACCGCGATGTAGTGCTCCCGGGCGGCCTCGCATAGGGCTTGGAGCAGCTGGTTTGGTTCCTGGGCGTTGGTGGCCGCCAGGGTAGCAGGGCCCCACACGCCGTCATCGGCTACGCCCAGGATTTTTTGGAGGCATCTGACCTCGGTCCCGAGACCGCAGTCCACCCCGATATCAAACAGCTTCGAAGCGACCCTCTGATCAGAGACCCCGTCATAGCGCCAGTATTCCGGCGAGCCATAGACCTGCAGCAACTGGTCCGGAGTGATGTTCCACAGCTGGTCCAGTGTGGTGAAGCCGAGCAGCCGCTGGGCGGCTATGAAGGTCACCCCATGGTTGGTCGCTCCGCCAGGGTCGGCCGAATCGTTGACCTTGCCGCCCTCGTTACGGAGGAGGAAAGGCATTGCAGCGGAGAGCGTGGCCACGGGGAGGACCTCCAGAGACCCCAGAATGGAAGTCGGCCCCAGCCGGTGCGTTGCTATGGGATAGCAACGGGCATGGGAAGGCCCCCAGTGAAGGGGGCCGATCCTGGACAGGATCAGTTGTGGATGTAGTCGGGGTGTTCCAGGCCCAGGGCGATGAGTTCGCGCCTGGTCTGCTGGGTTGTTCCGGCATGGTCGCTTTGCTGGCACATGAATTTGCCGTGCCAGCAGGAGGCAGTCAGGCACTTATCGCAGACCGTAATGAGTTCTTCGGGGTCATCCATGGGGTTCTCCGATCAGGCGGGGGTAGAGGGTTATGAAGGAGAGGACGGCGGCCAAAGGGACCTGACCGTTCCCCAGGGAATTCAGGCGGCCGACTCGGTGCTTGACGCCGCTTGCCACTCGCGGAAGGTCTGGGGGTTCAACGGCCCAAGGTCCGTCCATCCCCGGGGCCAGCCCATCAGCCACTCCACCCATTCCGGGTTGAGCTGACAGGAACCCATGGCCTTCGCTTCGGTATCCCCGAAATTCTTGACCATCCGTTGCCGGGCCCGGGACCCACCGTCGAGCCCGATCCCGCCACCGCTCTTTGAGGCGGCGCGAGGGGTTGGGAAATGATGCGCTACGAAGTTCACGAGCTGCTCTCCTTATCAACGGATCTGTTGGCGGGGCAGGATGACTTCGGCGCACTTGGGGCACATAACACTTGTTCCCAGTGCCCTACGGAGGGAATCCCGCTCTGCCACTAGGGCTTCAATGCCGCCATGGATGCTGGTGGAGAAGTCCCCTGCATGGTCCAGGATGGCTCGGCAGTACATCAACTCTTCCATTCCCTGAATGGCGCGGCACCGGATTAACTCGTCCATTTCCTGAGACACTTTGGATGATATTTGGGACGGACGCCAGACTTCCGGGTTTCTCGCTGCAATACTTGCCTCAAGCTCGTCTCTGTTCATAGATCACCGTTCCCAGGGCAGCGGGAGTGCCCGCTCCCATGCGAAGGGGGACTTGGCGCGGTCCCGCTTGATCCGGCGGCGATCCGCCTTGGTCCAGGTCATGTGGTAGGAATCGTCGAAGGCAGGCATCACTCACCCCACCCTTTCGGCTTCGGGATGATCCTCCAATTCGGGACGGACCCAAGCGGCGCGACGTTCTCCCAGATGCAGTCCTTGGGCAACGTGGCTTTGAGCATTTCCTTGCTGGTCATGGTTCCTCCAGATGGACAGTTACGGTTTCGTGGGGTCTTCGGGACGAGTGGAGCAGAACGAGCATTTCGGGTCGCTGCACTTCGGCGTCCTCCAGCCGCAATCCGGGCACCACCAGGAATCCCAGCGGTCGAAATACT